TTGTTGGATGGGATATGACCGTATCAAGAACACTAGATGAATTATTCGCATAGGAGAAATAAATGGACGTAAATTTTGGAAATGATTTCGGTTTTACAACAGTAGATGCAACAACATCAGATCAAGTAACAGAACTACAAGGTAGATTGCGCAAAGTAAAAGAACTAGTAATTCCTCTTCTTGAGAATTTAATGATTGATCCTAAGAGAGATATTCATTGGCCAAATAGAGATGAGGTTATTGGAAAACTTAAAGATCAAGTAGAAAGTATTTGTAATAGTGAAAATGTCAAACCAAAATAAGATTGACTTTAATCGAAAACTATAGTATAATCTTATATTGTTAATAAAGGATTCAGAAAGGATTGGCTAAGATTAAATCTTCTCTCATGGAGAGAATTAAAAAGAATTCGACTGTTAAAGAAGCTGAAGTACTTACTGAGTCGAAGTTTTTCAACGAAAAAGATATGATAACTACGCCAGTGCCCATGATTAATGTGGCACTTTCTGGTCGTATTGATGGTGGTATAGCACCAGGTCTTCTTGTTTTAGCAGGACCATCTAAGCATTTCAAAACAGCATTTTCTCTCTTAATGGCAAGTAGCTATATAGAGAAATATCCAGAAGCTGTTTTGCTTTTTTATGATTCAGAATTTGGTACACCAAAAACATATTTTGATTCATTCAATATTCCACATGATAATGTGTGGCACACACCAATCACAGATATTGAAAAGCTAAAGTTTGATATTATGGCTCAGCTCGATAATATCGAGCGTGGTGATAAGATAATTATCATAGTTGATTCTCTTGGTAATCTAGCTTCTAAGAAAGAAGTTGAAGATGCTCAGAAGGGAAGCTCAGCTGCTGATATGACTAGAGCTAAGCAGATCAAATCTTTGACTAGAATGATCACCCCACATCTAACTCTTAAAGACATTCCGATGGTTGTTGTGAATCACACATACAACACGATGGATTTGTTTCCGAAAGCTATAGTTTCAGGTGGTCAAGGCATTACACTGTCTGCTGATAACGTTTGGATTTTGGGACGTCGCCAAGAAAAAGATAAAGATGGTATCAATGGTTATCATTTTATTATCAACATCGAAAAATCTAGATTTGTTAGAGAAAAATCTAAGATACCTATTACTGTAACATTCAGTGGTGGTATTGCAAAGTGGTCAGGTCTTATGGAAATTGCATTAGATTCTGGATTTTTAAGAAATGGAAGTCCGGGCTGGTGTACTGAAACAAACGAAGTTACTGGTGAACAAATAAGTGAAAAGAATTTAAAGAAGAAGTCCATTGAAAATAATGAAGAATTCTGGCTTGATTTCTTAGAACGTCGTCCAGAATTTAAAACACACATAGAAAAAACTTATTCTATTGGTAAAGTCAAGATGTTATCTGTTGGCGAGTTAGATAGATCTACATCTCCAGATTATATAGAAGCTTATGAGGAAGATTAATTTTGGCTGTAGAAGATACAGTACTATCAAATTTATTATTCAATGAAGATTATGCACGTCGCGTAATTGCTTTTCTGAAGCCAGAATATTTTACTGATAGAGTTCATAAAAGTATTTTTGAAACTATTCATGATCATATCATGAAATATAACTCTCAACCATCAGTTGAAGCTTTAAAGCTAGAAGTTGCTGGTATAGACAATTTAAATGAGAGTGCTTTTTATGATGTTTCTGAATATGTTTCTACAATGAAACCAGATCCAGACGCTTCATTAGATTGGCTTATGGATACATCAGAAGAATTTTGTAAAGATAGAGCAATTTATAATGCACTTATTGAATCAGTTAGAATTGTAGATGAAAAAGGAGAAGGACACTTATCAAGAGGTTCTATACCTAAGCTACTAGCTGATGCTGTTGCAGTATCGTTCAATACACAAATTGGTCATGACTACTTTGAAGATGCACCAGAACGCTATGATTTCTTACATCGCAAAGAAAGCAAAGTACCATTTGATCTTCATTATTTGAATAATATAACTAAAGGTGGAGTATCAGTAAAAACTCTTAACATCATCATGGCATCAACTGGTGTTGGTAAATCCATGGTGATGTGTCATATGGCTTCTGCAAATCTTATTCATGGTAAGAATGTATTATACATTACACTTGAAATGGCAGCAGAAAGAATTTCTGAAAGAATAGACGTTAATCTTTTAGATGTGACTTTTGACCAGCTTGAAATGATACCAAAACAACAGTATCTAAAGATGGTTAAAGATAAGTGGGACAAAACACCAGGTAAGCTTATTGTGGTAGAATATCCTCCGACCGCTGCGTCAGCTGCAACATTTAGAGCTCTGTTAGATGAATTAAAGCTTAAAAAGAATTTTGTTCCAGAAATAATCTATGTAGATTATCTTAACCTAGCATCATCATCGAGGATTAAAATGGGTGCAAATGTTAATTCATATACTTATGTTAAATCTATTGCTGAAGAACTTCGAGGCTTAGCAGTTGAATTTAGTCTTCCTATTATATCTGCGACGCAAACTAATAGAGGCGGATTTGAAAATTCAGATATTGATCTAAATGATACTTCTGAATCTTTTGGTTTGCCTATGACTGTTGATTTTATGATTGCACTCATAACTGATGAAGAGCTTGAATCTGCAGGTCAGATCATTGTTAAACAGCTTAAAAATAGATATGATGATATGAATAAGCTAAAGAGATTTATCATAGGTGTGGATAAATCTAAAATGAAATTATATGACACAGAAGCAAGTGCACAGCAAGATTTGATGGGTGGTCCATCTGATGAACGTTCTGATAAATATGTAAGGAAGTTTGATGACTTCACTTAAAGGAGAATAAAATGAAAGAAGATGAAGATGATAAAGATGTTGAAGTAAATGACACAAAGCCAGCAGCTCCAAAAACTGCTTATGATCATTATGCTGATTTTATAGGACAGCAAGTTAAAAATGATGCAGGTTCTCCCTTTAGTAGTAAAGGAATGAAGCCTGTGTCCAGAGATGATATTAATCAATCTACTGGAAAGACTAGCAAAAAGTCTGAGTAGGAGAAACGCATGTTAGGTGAAGATAATGAAATAAGACAAATTTTAGATTATTCTAGGTCTGATCATAATAAACTTTTAGAAGAAGTAAATAGACTTCATATAAAGATGCTAACTGAACAAACTTCTTTAGAAAACACAACTGATGAGCTTGAATTAGCTCTAAGCGAGTTAACAAATTATGAAGATTTGTTTGCTGATGATATTGAAAAGAGGCCCTATAAACATGAATTCTAAAGTAAATCTAGTATCAGTTTCTCAGCCACGTATAAATGGCCTTGAAGATGCTGAAGAAATGCTAGCTTATGTTGCTAGAGTGTCTAATCCAGCTAATCAGTTGAACAACGAGACTGCTCCGAAGTTAATCAAATATCTGATTAAAAATTCGCACTGGTCACCTCTTGAGATGGTTCATATAGTAATTGAAATAGAGACTACTAGAGATGTTGCTAGACAAGTTCTACGCCATCGTAGTTTCTCTTTTCAAGAATTCTCTCAGAGATATGCAGATCCTACTAAAGATTTAGGATTTGAAACAAGAGAAGCTAGATTACAAGACACTAAGAATAGACAAAATTCTATAGAAATTTCAGACGAAAATCTGCATATCAAATGGTCTAATATGCAGAAAAAAGTTATTGAATTAACAAAAGCTACTTATTCTGAAGCTTTAGAACTTGGTATTGCTAAAGAAGTAGCTAGAGCAGTTCTTCCTGAAGGTCTAACTAACTCTAGAATGTATATGTCTGGAAGTTTACGTTCTTGGATACACTACTGTGATTTAAGAGGTTCAGTTGAACATGGTACACAGAAAGAACATAGAGAAATAGCTAATGCTTGTTGGGATTTAATTGCTACTGAATTTCCTTCAACTGCAAAAGCTCTTATAGAAATTAATAAAGAAAGATCAAAGTCACCATTGCAGAAATCAGTTCTAGTAAAAACCGAACTAAAGAAGCCGAAGAAATCTTGGTGGCAATTCTTTAGATGATATGCCAAAGTTAACCTTTGAACAGAAAAAATCTATACCTCGTAAATTAAGAGGGGCGGGAGTAAGACGCTATCAATGCAAACATTGCAATGAATGGCACGCACTCCCGCCTGCTTTCTGTAAAGACAATCCCGACTATGAATCTAATAGAGCTAAACAAAAAGCTGCAGCTAGCAAACACATGAAAGAACATGTGATACCAAAAGGTATTGCTGCTACTAGAATTAGATGGGAAGATTATA